CGTATGAGTGTGAGACTATCGGGAATGCAGCGACGACTGGCTTCCTGGTCTCCGCTGGCGACCTCGGCATTATCAAGTGGTGTAACTCCAATGGCCATACAACCGCTGGCTGGCAGGTCGATGCAGGCGTTGATGACTTGATGATTATCAGTTGTTCCAGCGGTCCCGACGATGGAGCTATGGTAGACAACGGCACGAACATCTCTTGGCGAGATTTCAAGGACGACACGAACTCGGCTACTATTAACGCCGCTTGCGACACGGCCCTGAGCGACTGGGGCAAGACGGGCTTCAGTTTGGCGTCAACCGGCATGGATACGGTTGTACTTCCTGCTGACATCGTCACGGCATCGTCGATCAAGACTGGGGCGTTTACTGCCGATGCTTTTGCCGCTAACGCACTAGTGGCCGCTACGTTTGCTGCATCTTCGTTGGATGACAAGGGAAACTGGAATACTGTAGTTCCCAATACTGTAGTTCCCAATACTGTAGTTCCCGATGCGGCAGGCGTAGTAGCAACGGCACTTGGCACCTTGGAAACGCACGGCGATAGTGCATGGGCCACAGCAACGGGATTCGCCACGGCGGGTGATTCCATGACGTTGACCTCGGGCGAGCGGACAACGCTTGCTGGTGTGATCTGGAACACACTAACGTCAGGGTTCACCACGGCAGGCAGCATCGGCAAGTGGATCATCGACAAACTCGACGCCACAATCACAAGCCGCCATGCGTCAGGGGCAGCGGTCGCCAAGTCACCTGCTACGCTCGATTGGTCGGCCGACGTGAGCAACAAGCCGACGATTGGGACAAGCACGCTCGATGCATCTGGTGTGCGAGCGGCCGTGGGGCTTGCATCGGCGAACCTCGACACTCAACTATCGGGCCTCTTGGGCTACGTTGACTGCCTGCCTGCCACGCTGAACGGATCGACGCTTACGGCATTGCCGGACGTGACAACCGACGCAGCCAGTCGAACGGCGAGCAAGGCGGATGTTTCCGTTATTTTGGCAGTGGCAAACAAGCTTGACACCACGATGGTTTTGGATGGAGCCGTCTATGACTTCACGACAGCGGCTCTAGCAGCGGCGCCAAGTGGTAGCGGGGGGGATGCAACGGAGGCAAAGCAAAACGAAATCATTGTTGATCTTGCAGACATGAAAGGCTCAGGTTTTGTCAAGGACACGCACAGCTTACCTCAATGTTTGACAACCACAATCTCAAGTGCAACCACTACGTTTACACCTGTTTCGGTTACTGTCTCGGCAGGAGCCATTACTGACAACACGATTACGCAATATCAACATGCAGCGTTTGGTCCGTTCGTGTTTACGATTGTCGATGACGATGACGCGGCTATTGATCTCTCTTCTTCAGACTTGACTTTTTGTGTCTACAATGCTGATGATTCAACTACTGTTCTTTGGTCTGTCAATTCTGATGATGGAGACATATCTGTTGGTGGGGCTAGTAGTAACCAAGTGACAGTTAGTGGGGATGATACGAACACGGCAACCTCCGGCATTTTCCGCTATGTCCTGTGGGATACAACCAACGACTATGTACGCGCACGAGGAGTACTGACTATCAGCAACGAGGCAGACAATGGCTGAAATATTTGGCTTACATGCTGTGAAGGCTGCCTTCCAAAAGCTGAAAAAGAAGTTTGGGAAAGACTCTCCAATTGTTGTAGTTGGATACACTGCCAACTATGCTGCTTACGTCCATGAAGATAAGGAGGCAGCACATACAGCGGGAACACAAGCAAAGTTTCTGGAAGAACCCAAACGCACTAAGGCCAAGGAGATAGCAGGCATCATCACAACCGCTTTGAAGGCCGGAGCTACGCTTGAGCACTCGTTACTCATGGGTGGGATGAGATTGCAACGAGAAAGCCAACAGCTAGTCCCAGTTGATGTAGGAGCATTAAAAGCAAGTGCTTTCACGGCTATAGATAGGGATGTTGACACGGCCATAGCAGCAGCTGAGGGTAGGTTTGAGGCTGCCAAGAAAGGAAAGAAGCGATGAGCTTATCCCACTCCCCTGAAGATGTTATTCGTTACATGCTGATTGGCTTAGACCTTGGCACATTACCCGAGGACCAAGATGATTGGCCCATCTATGCAACTCAAGAAGTAGACAGCCCAGACAATACAATCACGGTCTATGGTACAGAGGGGAAGAAGCACGGGAGAGATTTCGTTGAGGGGAAAATGGCAGAGCACCAAGGCATCCAAATACGCATCAGAGCTACCAGTCCAACAGTAGGCCACGCAAAGGCAAACGCCATAGCCATAGCCCTAGACGAAACAGCCTACCAAGACTCAGTGACGATTGGTTCTAACGTCTATCTTGTACACTCGATCAATCGAGTGAGTGGGCCTTTGAACTTAGGTAAGGAACTTGGAACGAGAAGATTTCTTTTTACGATCAATGCCTTAACGTCGTTAAGACAAACTACTTGACAAACAGAGGAGATTACTATGGCTGATGCTACACCTCCTGCACCGACTACCAGAACTACTCCGGATGGTATTCAGTTACCCGATGGGTTTTCTACGCTCGTTACCATTGCATATGACACAGACATTTGCTTTTGGGAAAAGGAAGTTACGCCTCCTGGACTAGACGGCGGTGATGCTATTGAGCAGACTACCATGCACAATACGTCTTTGAGAACGTTTCGTGCTAGGTCTCTTTCAACTATGACAGAGATGAGCATTTCGGCTGCCTATGATCCAGATGCTTATGACGAAATTCTAGCAGCCATTAACGAGGAAACAACCATCACGGTAACTTTCTCTGATAGCAGCACTCTGGCGTTCTATGGATACTTGAAAACGTTCACGCCCGGAGCATTGGTAGAGGGTGAGCAGCCCTTGGCTGACATTGTTATCCAGCCTACCAACTATGACCCGACTAATAATGTAGAGGCTGACTTCGTGATGACAGAAGTAGAAGGAACTTAAGACTTAAACCCATTCTCTTTCTAGGAGCGAACGATGAAAAGCTTGGATTTTAACGACTTGGAATTGATTGAACTTCCTGTCCAAGTCAAAGGCGTTTCCTATGTCTTACGGGAAGCTTCAGAAGCTTCTGCCGTAAAGTACCGTAATACCATGCTGGCTTGTACCAGATTTGGTTCTGAAGGAAATCTTCAGAGCATGTCAGGTATGGCTAGCGTGGAGCCTCTACTGGTTTCTCTTTGCTTGTTTACCACGGAGGGTAAGGCTGTCTCTTTGGCAACTGTTCAATCTTGGCCTAGCCGAATTGTGAAGGCTTTGTTTGAGGAAGCTAAGAGGATTAGCGAATTGGAAGAAGAAGAGGAAACTCAAGAGGCATTGGAAGAGAGGTTGAAGGTTACCCAAGAGAAGCTTGTCAAGCTTCAGAAGGATGAGTTGGGAAACGTGCCAGAGAATACGGAGGATGGTTCCGCGTAGCTCAAAGCGTAGGCTATGCGGGACCAATCCACTCCCTAATGGAACAGATTAGCCATAGGGAGTATCGGACAAGGCTGAGTTGGTTGCAGTCTGAATGGAGTAATCCGGATCGGACAGACTACTACCTGATGCGAGTAGCTCAGAGGGTTCAGCAGGTACTTTCAAGTAAGCCCAACAAGATCAAAATGGAGGACCAAAAGTTGGATTTCGATTTCGGGCTTGCTAAGAAGAAGACTTCCCTAGAGACCTTGAAGCAAACTAAAAACCGTTGGGTACGCGCGGTGAGTCACTAAACAATGGCTATTGAATCCGAAATAGAACGTCTGGTTGTTCGTCTGACTGGCGACAATAAAGACTACAAGAAGATGCTTCATAACTCCACTGTTGAGACTCAACGCTTTGTTGATAAGGGAGGCAAACTCCACGACAAGCTCACGGGTAAGTTTGTAGCCGGTCAAAAGCGTATTCGTTCTTCCCTAGAAATTACTGGGACAGCCCTCAAAAAGTTTGGCTCTGGTATGACTTCTCTCGGACGTACTATGTCCATGAGAGTTACTGCCCCCATAATAGCTTTTGGGACTGCGAGCGTCTACAGCTTTGGGAAGTTTGATAAGGCTATGACGGAGAGCCTTTCAATTATGAAGGTCACAGAAGATCAGGCAAGGAGAATGTCTGGTCTAGCCTTGGGTATGTCCTACAGCGGGGATGCCTTGCAAGGTCCAACTGATCTCGCAAAGTCATACTTCTATCTAGCTTCAGCGGGTAAGGACGCTGAACAATCGATGGCTTTGCTTCCGAAGGTTTCCAAGTTTGCGACTGCTGGAGCCTTCGATATGGCGTTGGCCACGGACTTACTTACGGACGCACAAAGCGCTCTTGGATTGTCAAGTAAAGATGCCATCAAAGACGCTGAGAATATGGCACGTCTTTCTGATATTCTCGTTGGAGCCAATACTCTAGCCAATGCTTCTGTCCAACAATTCTCTGTAGCTCTAACAAGTAAGGCTGGAGCCGCCTTCAAATCATACAACATCAAGCTAGAAGAAGGTGTAGCACTGTTAGCTGCCTATGCAGACCAAGGTATAAAGGCAGAGTTGGCTGGTAATGCTGCTGACAGAATGATCCGGCTACTAACGAAGGCAGCCAGAGACAATGCCTCTGAGTTCAAGCGTATGAATGTGAGGGTATTTGATGCAAGCGGTGAGTTCCGCTCCTTCAAGAATATCATCGGAGATATGGAACGTGCTTTGAAGGATATGAGCACGCAAGAGAAGTCTGCTGCATTAGAGGCTATGGGATTTCAAGCGCGCGTACAATCCGTGATTCTTCCATTGCTAGGAACTAGCGAAGCTATCGGAGAGTATGCGGAAAAGCTTGGGGATATGGCAGGGATAACTGACGAGGTAGCCAACAAGCAAATGAAGGCATTTGCTAATCGGATGAAGGCTGTTTGGAATCAAGTTCAAGTTGTCTCCATAGGCATTGGAAAGCTCTTGGTCCCATACATTGAGAAGCTAGCCGAAACTCTTCAGGCTGGACTAGCAATTTGGAAGGGTTGGAGTGACGGAACTAAGAAAACTGTAGTGGCTGTAACCCTTCTCATCGCTGCCCTCGGTCCTCTCCTCATTGGTGCTGGCAGCCTTTCGTTCTTTGCTGGTCAAATCATTCTTGTCTCCAAAAAATTGATAGTTCTTCGTGCCTCAATGCTTGCCAGTGCCGCTGGAGCAATAACTTTGAAAGTTGCTCTCTTTGGGCTTATTGGTTTGGGCTTTGGGGTGTTTATTGCTAGGGCTGTTCTTGAGCTACAAAAACTCATCAATAAACTCGATGAGGCTAGAGAACGTACCACAAGAATGAAGTCTTCTAGGATAACAAGCATTGAGAAACTGAAGGAGGCAGCTGAACAAGAAACTGATCCTGGTAAGAAGGCTGAGAAAACAGCATTATACCGGGAATCGATGAAGAGGGAAACCGAGGGGAGACTCCACGAATACAAAAATGCTCAAGACAGGTTGAACAAAGAGAAAGAGAAGTACGGGCAGCATAAAGACAAAGCATTCAGCCTAATGGGGATGGTCCGTAGTGTTGGGAGGTTCTTTGGGGCTGCTGATAGCACAAAGGAACTAGACGATGAAGTCAAAGCTTCCAAAGACCGAATGACAGAATGGAATGATTGGTTAAAGAAGAATGGGAAAGAATCAAAGAACGAAGGTAAGGAAATGGCCCTCGGGTGGTTCCAAGGTTGGGCAGACACGCTTGGGCGGATAGGTAAAGACAAAGCAAGAGACCCAAAGCTTGCCCAAGAGAACATAATGAAGAGATTGAAGGGGGAGAAGTACACTTCCAAGAAAGATTACCAACAATTAGGAAAACAAGCTGAAGGAGTTGCGCGTAAAGGTGTTGGACTTGGGGGAGCAATACTCGGTGGGATAATGGAGCCCATAGACACCCTGAAGAATGCAGCAAAGGGGGCAGCAAGTGCAGGGGCTGCGAGCGCAAAAGCTTACTATGATGCTTGGAGAATAGAGCAAGAGAACTCAGCGAAGAAGTGGTTCAAGAAGGAAAAAGAGAGACTCCAAAAAGAATCTCAAATCAAGAGGGATGTAGAAGCAATCATTGAGCGTAACCTTACTCCCAAGGAACGCTATGACAAATCAATGGATGCTCTGCGTAAGCTGAAACCTCACATGCCTGAAGGTGCTTACCTTGATGAAGCAGCTAGACTCAAGAAGGAACTAGAATCAATCAGACCTGAGATCAAACTTCGCTTCCGTTTGGATGATGCTGTAGCTGCCGGATCAGCAGAAGCCGAAGCAAGACTAGCTGAATACATGGCTGGCAGAGGCCGAAAGGAAGGTATCCCTGGACAACCGATGCCATCTAATGTCAAAGACCTCACAGCCCCGAAAGCTATGGGAGTCGGTGGAGTCCCAAGAGTCAAAGACTTTGACCCAATCCAAAAGCCTACTGTCTTTGAATCTAAACTTCAAACTGGGAAGCTTCCCATGGACTTGCAACTACCCAAGATTGCAGAAGGTATTCAACAGTTGGTCATCATTAACCAGCAACAATTAGACAAAGAAGCTATTGAGATAGGGACAGTGGACCTATGAGCGCAACAATAGTTGGCAGCCGAACTTTCTGGTCTCTGGAACGAGACAAAGATGGCCACCGCACATACAAAGTTAAGCTCAGGGTCAGAACAACTAGCTCTGAGGATGGTCCCCAAACAGTCATGCAGACTCCGGGACTTGCCTTGCCGGGTACTATGTGGACGCAAGGGAACGACTTTGACCCTTGGGCTTTTTGCTACCCGACGATGAGTGTAAAGCCTAACATCAGCAACGAGCCAAATAAGTTTTGGACCGTAGAACAAACATACAGCACCAAGCCCTATGGTCGATGCCAAGACACGGAAGTGGAAGACCCTCTCCTGGAACCTCAAAAAATCAGAGGTACGTTTAGCTCTGAAAGAAGAGAGGCAACAGAAGACAAAGACGGAGACAGAATAGAAAACTCTTGCCTTGATTTGATCAGAGGACCCCAAGTAGAGTTTGACGAAGGATTGGCTGGAGTAACCATTGAACAGAATGTATCCTCTCTCCAATTGGATGTTTTGACGTTGATGTACAACCGTGTCAACGACGACACACTTTGGGGAGTACCAAAGAGATGTATTAAGCTGTCCAACCTATCTTGGGACCGTAAGGTGTGGGGTTCTTGCAACTACTACTACACCCGCACGCTAGATTTTACGGTGGTTTACGATAGCGACGAAGACCCAGCATTGGGTTTTGATCGGAGAGTGCCAGATGAAGGTGTGAAGGCTTTACGTGGGAGATGGAAGGGTAATACTTGGGAGTTGATAAAAATAGCTGGAGAAGCTCCTGACCCCACAAAGCCTGGACACTTCAACCAATATCTAGACCGGGACAACAACCCAGGGCGGGTACTCCTCAATGGTTCTGGTGTTCCTGCTAACACCAATATCTATGGTGGGGCAGCTACGGGAGACCCAGGAGTCATCACAATTCAGAAGCACAAAGAGGCAAACTTTTTGCTTCTTGGTATACCCATTTCCCTGTAGAGTTGAATCATGGCAAACGAAGCACGAGTCAGCGCCTCCCTACAAATCTTAGTGGGGCATGAGCAATACCGCTCATTACCTCAATCTTTTCAGGCCGACGTATCGACGGCAAAGGGCCCAACACCAGGGGCAATATCCGTACCTTTGGCTGGAGTAGCTGTAGACCTTTCGGCCTTGACTCTTCCAGGGCTTTGTCGCATAGCCAATCTGGACACTACCAACTACATTGAATACGGTATCTACGATCCCGAGACTGTGCGATTTTACCCCATTGGTGAAGTGAAGGCAGGAGAGTTTTACGTCTTCTGTTTCTCCCGTAATTTCTCCACAGAATATGGATCAGGAACAGGTACGACGGGACCAGAAACAAACCAATTCTACGTCAAAGCTTATGGTGGTGCTTGCAACATAATAATCGAAGCGTTTGAAACGTAATCCAATACATACAAAATACTCTCACCTAGGAGCGAACCATGGCAGAGAGTGCCACAGAACAGAAGCAGCCTGACCGCCTAGTTGTTGTTGAAACGGTCTACTATCAGCAGGCAAGACAACAACCACTTGCTATTGAAACCCGCTTTTCTAAGCCCTTAGAAAGTGGGGAGCAACTCTACCAACGACAGTTGAAGACTACCCAAGAATGGGAATCTCTCGATACTGGTTGGATCAAATCAGTTGGTATGCTTCTTCTCAAGAATTGTGCTGGGAAAGACCTCCAAGAGAATCCTAGTGAGCAGTTGGCGGCAGAGATTGCAAGTAGTACGATTGAGCTAGGAATCCCTGATTGCCAATCCTCTTTCACCATCCTAGTCCCTCCTGGTGAGAGTGCCCGATTCTGTCCCTCATCTTTGGACCTACTAGTACGCTGTAAGAATGTGGCCAACGTGCCTTATGTTCTTACACTCATCCCGGGGTAGTCTCCGCTATGCCCTACTATATGCTCACAGATAATGATGTCAAGTTATTGCGTAGACTGCTGCGCATAACTCCCTCTGGTTCTTCCACAAGAGATGGAGACCCTTCCCCCAACTTCAATATCTTCACCTACTTTGAATTGAAGGAAGACTTAGCGGCAGACAGTACCACCGGAGCTACGGCTTACAAGCGGGAATGGGATGGCACGGCAGAGAGTGGGGAAGGTGCCTACGTGACAAACACTGACCTAGAGTTCACCGTGAAGGATACGCGCAAAGTAGGATATTATGGCAGTGATGGGGCTATGGGCGCTTGCATAATGAAGTCTGCGGAGAGTGGATTGTTTGGCGAAATTGTTGACATGGAGTGCCTTATCTCCACTTATTTCGAGTTGAAGGAAACCCTTGGGGCCGACAGCACAACGGGTGCCACTGCCTATCGTCGCAATTACGATCCTTCTGCGAACGGCGGGGAAGGTGGACCTGTAACGGATACTAACGATGAGATTACAGTAAAGGACACGCGCGAAGTGGGATATTATGGCAGCGCAGGCGCTAAAGGTGCGTGCGTAATGAAGACAGCTGACAATAATTCATTCGGCGAGATCATCGACATGGAGTGTCCCTAATGTCTCACTGGTGGTGTTGTTGTGATGATGATGATGATAACTGCCCCTATGGTGGTCCACCTGACTGCCAGGCCAAGCCGGACGGCACGGTGTCTTGGTTCACGCACACGGTCAACGACGACAATACGATCACCCGCGTCGATCACTCGGGGAAGTGCTACACGGTCTACGTCAATTCGACCAGCGGCGACGTTGACGAGACAGGCAACGGGACGGAGTCGCGGCCCTTTGTTAATCTTAATTCGATCTTCTCGGGCTACGTAACGAAGAGCGGGGCTAGCGGCACCCTAGCTTCCGGCGTGTTCACGCCCGGCGCGGCACCTACTGAATGGGCAGCGGGGCGACTCATCGGGGCGAAGCTCACACTCGACGGAACCGATTACGAGGTAACAGCGAACACTACGACCACGGCAACCATTGCCGATCCGCCGGACGACGATACCTACAGTTGGACGCTTAAAATCTTCGACGATGATTGCATTTACAATATCTGCACCCACGCTGATCCGCCGGACAACTGCCCCAAGGTGAAGGTGCTGGTCAAGGGGAAGATTGATTATGCGGTGGTGGGGTTGAGCATCCGTAATTACCTTCGCAACCTGGTTCTTGAGCCATGGGACGTAGGTACTATCGAAGTGGACGTATCGAGCAACGCTGGGGGTGTGCTGGGCACGCGAGGGGTTGCATGGAAAAGTACCAATGTTACGGGCACAACTACCACGTATGTGTGGTATGGGTTTGCTTATTGCGTAAACTCAACATTTGATTGCTGTGAAGGAAATGGCAGTTCGCTTGGTACAGTTTTTGCTTTTTATGAGTGTTCTGTGTCTGCATTTGACCAGTCTCGGGGCATTCCCGTTTTTGCTCCACACAAGCAAGGGTTTACGAACTGCGCCTCTTCAACATTCAGAAGCTGCACTGCCAATGGGACGATGGCAATCATTGGTAGCACTTACTCGGCATTTGATTCATGTGCTGCCATTGCTGTCAATGCCAGTGCTGGCGCTTGGGGATTTACGCAATGTCATCACTCGACATTTGTTTCCTGTACGGGCGATGGAACGGGAGGTGGGATTGGAACAAGCTATGGTTTTAATTCGTGTTATTCATCTCTGTTTTCATCTTGTGACGGAACGGCAATTTGCCCCACTGAGAGTTATGGTTTCTATGGATGCTCGTTCTCGGCATTTATTTCTTGCACAGGAACCGCAACAGTAACAGCCTTAGTGGGAAACCGGAGGGCATGTGGATTTCATCTTAACACCTGCTCTTCTTTTGTTGATTGTTCAACGTCCCCGGTTTGTGACGACTTTGACAACGATGTCGAGTGGACCGAACATGAAATCGAAGGCGTTCTCAAGCTAACAGCTGACCATTCCTTCACTGAACGCGAGACTATTGAAGGTGTGTTGAAACTGGAAGCCGAGCACTCAATTCTTGACATTCGCGAGACCGTTGAGGGCGTGTTGAAACTGGAAGCCGAGCAGAGCCTGGTAAGTCGCGAAACCCTTGAAGGCGTTCTGAAACTCGAAATAACCCATACCTTGGTGTAGCTATGGCATTTGTAATCTCGACCGAATACCGCGACAACATCTTGGACCTGTACAAGGCCGAGTTCGGCACGTCGCTCAAGCTCTGGAAGCTCCCGACCAGCGGCGAGCCGTCGCGTGACATGGCCTGGGCCGACTTCACCGAGGCGGATTACACGGGGTACGCGGCGAACACGACGGCCTTTCAGGCATCGACCTTGGACGGTGACGCGGCGAGCACTTACAGCGATACCGAGCTATTCCAGCACACGGACGGCGCGACGGATAACGATATTTACGGCGTGCTCGGGTACTACGATGCGGACGAAGTGGCCGGGGCTATGCTGTCATCCACGCCACGGGTGCTGGAGGATTGCGGGGACGCGGTCTTGGTTCGGTTGCAGATCCACCTGAAGGACACCGGCAGCGAAGAGTGGATGTTTTGCAACGAGTACATGAAACGCATCGTCGAGGCGTTCGAGCCGTACCGCGTCCATCTTTTCAAGAACGACATCACCCCAGCGGCCGACGACGTTATCGGCGATTACACGGAGTGCGACTTCGCCGGGTACGCGAGCATCGTATTTTCATGTTGGGGCGACGGCACGCTGGATGTGAACACGGCAGAGATTACATCCTGCACCGTATCGTGGACGGCAACTGGCGATACCGACCCGGCCCAATCAGCCTACGGATATTACCTGACCGACTCGGCGGGCAACTTGATCGGAGCCGAGAGGTTTGCGTCGGCCAGGGACATGAGTGACCTGAATGACAACACGGCGTTACAGGTGAAGCTGAGCCTCACGAATCCGGTGACCTGATGAAGCTGGCACACGAATACATGAGGCAACAACGAGAGAAGCGACAAGGGCAGCCCGTTGAACAGCCAGAGAAGCAGCAACCAGAACAACCCACACCTAGAGACCTCCAACCAGTAGCCGACCGACTCGGAATCAAGCCAGAGCATATTAAACACTATGCTGATGCGCTGATCCGCTGGAGGGCAGCCGGGTATCCAACGCGAACGCAACCAGAAGTTGAGGCGTGCCTTGCAGTGTGTGTAGCGTGCGAGCATTACACCAAGAATGGCAAATGTCGTAAGTGCGGATGTTGCGTGAACAACAGCAAGATAGCCGTACTGAACAAAGCAAAGATGTTGACTGAACAATGCCCAAAGGGGAAGTGGCTATTATGAAACTGATTAAGTGGAGCTACGGTATCACAACCGTGCCAGAGCGTAGGCACACAACCCTACCAACCACTCTGACATCTCTGAGAAAGGCTGGGTTTGATTGTCCCCGCCTATTTGTGGATGGTCCCTACAACCCCGGTGAGTATGCTTCTCTAGGGTTGCCCACTACCTACAGACAATCCCCAGTCCTTACGTTTGGGAATTGGATACTCTCCCTTTGGGAATTGTATGTGAGGAATCCTGAGTGTAGCCGGTTTGCAATTTTCCAAGATGATCTTATCACATACCCCAATCTCAAAGCCTATCTAGAAAAGTGTGAGTATCCTGAAAAAGGTTACCTCAATTTGCTGTCCTTTATGGACAACGAAAAGCTACTAGAGGAGAGTAGAGGGTGGATAGAATCTAACCAACGAGGGCGTGGGGCTGTTGCTCTTGTCTTTGACCGAAAAGCCGTCTCCGCTCTTCTACAGCAACCGCACATAGTGAATAAGCCAAGAACAACTGGATGGAGAAAGCACAAGAAGATTGATGGCACAATCGTTGAAGCGTTTCGTCAGGCAGGCTACAAAGAATACATCCACTCCCCATCCTTGATACAACACATGGGACACGAGAGTTCCATCAGCAATCAACCCCACCCTGAAGCTCTCTCTTTCTTGGGAGAAGACTTCGATGCCCTACAATTTCTCACCTAGGGATTAGTCGTGAAAACAATCTCCGTTCCAGACGAGTGGGCGGAAGCTTATAACAGCCCGGAGTTTCAGCAGTTTGCGAAAGCTTGGTTAGGATTTGATCCCATAAAACCCGAGGTCTCCCAAAGCCAATCGAAGCGACTCAGGACGGTCCAAGATGTGATAGAAAGTCTACCAAAACCTGGGGGATTTGAACAACTAGCTATCCCTCCCTACGTTGGCGGAGGTTCAAGTGGGATAGCTTTTGGGGTAGCCTCTATGAAGCATCACACAACAGATGAGGGATGGCAAATCTTCAATGGATTAAAACACGCAGGGTATGCTCTAGTTGGCCATAATTTGCCTTGCAACCACACTGACGTACGGCGGGCAATTACTTCAATGCACCCTGGCGTTGTCGTGATGCAAGACAAGAGAGAATGGGACGTTTCCGCGAGAGATTTTAGAGATAAAGAAGCCAGGTTCATCAAGACTAGTTCTTTAGCTGGTCAACCCCAGATTTTCAAGCTAACTATTCTCAAAGATTCCCACCAAAGGCCAAGGTATCATGCAGAAGCGGCAACAGAAATGGGGTGCCATGCTTGGATTATTTACTATCACCCTAGGATCGTTTGTCATAACGCCCCGTATGTAAGACCTGAACACTTAATCCGCACCTACCACAGTATTAATCTTAAGGTAGTTCCTGCCTACGCCCCCAGAAGGATGAACTGCATCTTTTCTGGGGCAATGTCAAGAGCCTACCCCATGAGGGAGCACATTAGGAATAATCTTTCAAGCCTCCCTCTAGTTGATTACCACAAACACCCAGGGTATCACCGTAAAGGGTGTGAAACTCCCTCGTTTTTGAAGCTGCTCAACAGATACAAAGTATCAATCTGCACTAGCTCAATCTATGGCTATGCTCTCCGCAAGATAATTGAATCAACAGCTTGTGGTTGTCGGGTAATCACAGACTTGCCCACAGACGAGGTAATGCCAAGCATAGATGGTAATCTCCTAAGAGTCCCCCCAGGCATTCCCATTCCCAAGCTGCATCGAGTTGTCCAAGACCTTTGCGATACCTACGATCCTGCAACACAACAGAGATACGCTCAAGCAGCTAAAGAGTTCTATGATTATCGTCGATTGGCTAACAAACTAGTGAAAGACATTGAACAATTACGAAAGGATTACCGCGATGGCCTTAATGGATAAAGAAGCTGGACGAAAGTGCTTGCTGGAAGTCTCCGATTTACTCAAAACTTTGGGTCTCCAGTTTTTCCTTATGCAAGGGACAGCTTTGGGAGCCTACAGAGATGGGGGATTTGTCCCCACAGAGAGAGATATCGACTTTGGCATTCTCCAAGAGAATCTAACACCCGTTGCAATCCCTCTTGTTTCCCGGCTGGCTGCCCTAGATTTTCAGGTTGAGACGTTCTCATTGCCCTTTCACAAAGTGCGCACGATTGTGGCGTGGAAATACGGGGCCAAGGTTGATCTCGTTGGTATGATTCGTTGGGGAAACCTCCGATTCACTGCTAACCCTGTCCATCCTTCTGTGGTAGAGCCTTATGCGCTAGTACACGAGGCAGAAATCTTGGAGAATTATGCTCAAATAACTCTATTTGAGCAGACATTTAACATGCCGTACAAAATTGAAACCTATTTGGAGAGAGAATACGGGGATGATTGGCGAACCCCCAAGGATGATCACGTTTCCCGTACGCGCATCTACGATTTCATCTCCAAGGAAGGTATACCCGAGGATCATCTGGATGCTTAACCTAGCCCAAACTCCAGAAGAGCTAAACGAGATACATGGTCCTCAAGACTACTACGACTACTTGCGTAGTCCCGAGTTCCAAAGAAGTGTTCTCAAGCCTCTAGCTGCCATGGTCAATAGGTTGGGAGCGTCCTGTTTGGATGTGGGGTGCGGTCAAGGGTATTTGGGACAGTATGTTGATGGGCAGTATCTTGGATTTGACGGCTCTCAAACAGCGATAGACCATGCCCGGGAGAACAATCCAGGAGAGTTTCGGGTGGCCCGGTTTGAGGATCTAGAAGAAGTTTTCCGCATTGTCTCTGACTTCTCTACCCAATTTGATACAATCGTCTTCGGTAACCTCCTTTCAGTCTTGATAAAGCCTGAATCATATGTTGAGTTTCTGGAGAGCTACGTCAAAAGGTTCTCTGCCAAATTCTTAATTGTCTGTGACCTACAGACGCTAGACACAACAGCGATAGACAGGAGATTTTCATGTCGATTTCGGCATTATGGAAACGTTCAACTGCCTGGGCTTCAAGAAATAAAAAAGGCCCGGAAAATCCTCCTATACAAAGGATCATAGTTTACACTCCAGGGGTTTGGGATTTGCTGCATGTAGGCCACGTATCTTTCCTACAGCGCGCGAGATCACTCGGTACGATGTTGATTGTGGGAGTACCCACTGACAACACAGTGAGGGAAGACAAAGGAGAGCCTCCGATCATCCCTTGTGAAGACAGAGTAAAGATGCTTCGTGCTTTGTGCTACGTAGATCATGCTTTACCATACTCAACTCTGGATTTTCTTAATCACTTGAACCTATTTCAACCTTCCATTCTTGCCATAGGCCAAACCTGGGGGAAGGAGACAAGACACAAGCTAGCGGAGCAATGGGCAGAAAGGCATGGGTGTAAAATCGTCATACTGCCTTACACCCAAAAAGAATCCACTACCAAGATCAAGGAGCGAATCCGTGAAAGAATCTGAAGCTATCTCAAGGATGATTCCTCCAGGACAACATCGACCAAAGAAGTGGAGGGGAGGGGTAATACAAATCTGGCTGACTCGTGCTTGTGATAAGGCGTGTTTTGGATGTACACAAGCCAGTAACCTAAAAGGCCCTTGCGATTTTATTTCCAAGGAACAATTTGAGAAGGCTTGTATCAGCCTAGCAGATTATCCAGGCGTGGTTGGAGTCTTCGGTGGCAATCCTGCCATGCACCCTCAGTTCGCTGAAATATGCACAATACTTGCAGACCATATTCCCTTTGAACAACGGGGGCTTTGGTGTAACAATCCTCTAGGAAAAGGCGCAGCGATGCGCCAGACGTTTAATCCGGCTGTTTCCAATCTTAACGTACACTTAGACAAAACAGCCTATAGTGATTTTAAGTCTAGTTGGCCTGAGTGTAATCCCTTCGGAATCAAAGATGATAGCCGCCACAGTCCTCCCTACGTCGCAATGCAGGATATTATTTCAGATGAGGAAGAAATGTGGGAGTTGATTTCCAACTGCGATATCAACCAGCATTGGTCTGCTATGATTTGTGTCTTTCGGGGAGAACTTCGAGCGTTCTTCTGCGAGATAGCCGGATCACTAGCAATGCTGCACCAAGGCAATCCAAACCATCCAGACCTGGGATTCATTGTCACACCTGATTGGTGGAAGCAACCAATAGAATCCTTTGCTCAACAAATCAAACAGTATTGCCCCGCTTGCGGTGTGCCTCTGAGGGGATACGGAGAGCTAGCACAAAACCCAAATGGTGTTGATCAAGTAAGCCCCACACACGCCCCCATCTATCATCCCAAAGACCAACACAGGAAAGTGCAAATTGTTACAGACAGAAGCCAACTTGGCAATCAACAACTAAACATGATGACTGATTACTTAGGCAACGCAAAAAGGAGCTGTCCATGATCTATCAACCTGAGTGGCCTGGAGCCAAAAACGACCCACTGCCCGTTGGTCTCTGTGAGGAGTTCATCAAACTCTTCAAGACAGAAGACCAACGCCCCAATGGGCAAGACGTATACGAGGAGATTTTCGCCTCAGCATATATGTTTCCTCTTCAACGTAGAGAGGAGATGGCCTATATGATGCAGACAGCCCGAGGCATTCAACCCAAGGTTGTTTGCGAAATAGGGGCGGACAAGGGCGGAGGCTTGTATCATTGGTGCAAAAGTGTTCCCTCCGTAGAACGGGTGATAGGTTGCGAGATTCGGGGTACCCCCTACGCAGCTTATTTTGAAGAAGCCTTCCCTGACATAGACTTCCTCTGGATACCCAATAGTTCCTACGATCAAAACGTCGTGGACTTTGTTCGGGATTGGCTAGCCCAAGACAAAATCGATTGTCTGTTTATTGACGGCGACAAGAGTTATTTTGATCTGGACTTTTGGCAATACTACCCATACATCAATCCCCAAGGTATTGCATTCTTCCATGATATCCAAGATCGGCCACCCAGGGTAAGCTATGATGCGGTTTGTGCCCGAGGATTTGTTCATCGAGAATACATCAATCTAGAAGACAGCAAAAGAGCCATAGAAAATAAGAAACGAGGAAAGCCAGCAGCCAATGCACATGAGGCATGGCTACGTTATTGGAAAGGACGTTCAGCGGGAGTTGGCACAATCCTGCTGGATGGCAATACCCAGGAGGCACCCAAATGACCCAATCGTTCTTCCACGTAGAAATGGAAATCAATACTAATTGTGACTGCTCTTGTTTTGGTTGCGATAGATTTCTGGATGCAGCACCAACAACCCCAATGACAGTGGAGCAAGTACAACAATTTGTTCGAGAAGCAATAGACCAACAGTGGCATTGGAAACGCATCCATGTCCTCGGTGGGGAGCCCACACTTCATAAGCAATTCCGAGACATTGTCAGGTTACTAATTGACTACCGCAAATTGTACCCTGGGCAGCTCACCGTAATCAGTAACGGATTAGGAAACCTCTCCAACCATCAATCATGGCTTGAAGATAACGGGGTAAGAATTGCTGTCGAAGCCAAGTCCAAAACCAAAACCCCAGAGTGGTTTTGTAATACTCGACAAGCCCCAATTGATGAGGGGATTCTGCAATTGCCTCCATGTAGTATCTATGGGGCTGAGGCTTGTGGAATAGGCTTCACAAAACACGGATATTTTCTCTGTGGTGCTGGGGCGTCTATCGCAAGAGTCACAGGACAAGATATTGGGACCAAGCGGTTGCAAGATTTAAGCCACGAGTCGATGCTTCAACAGGCCAAAACTCTTTGCCATTTGTGTGGGCATTACAGCGGGCCAGAGAGGCAACGCAAACTCATAGCCAACACCGGGGACGTGGCAGGCCCCTATTGGGCCAACAAACTCAGAGATTGGAAACCCTCCCATATGAGCCTTTACGGAGTGGACTAAAAATGATTTCTTACAAATGGATTGGTAATCTATTCCCCGCGCCTGGATACTTCATTGAAGCAGGAGCACACGACGGTATAGGAGACTCCCAAACCTACGCGCTAGAACAACAAGGGTGGGATGGGATTTGCGTTGAACCTTCTTCCGCCTTTAGGGGATTGAAAAGAAGCAGAAAATGTAAAGTTGATTCTCGTTGCCTTTGGAGTGTTGATGGAGATACGATAGACTTCCGAGAAGTGAGAGGCAACGGGGTAGAGTTGTCAGGAATTGCTAACCAATTCTACGATGCCCACGATAGAACAGACAGTGATATTGTTTCCAAGCAAACAATAACGCTCCCAACTCTGCTATTGGAACACAACGCCCCAAAAATAATTGAGTGGCTCTCTTTAGACACTGAGGGTTCTGAGTTTGCTATCCTCTCGGCGCATGATTTTGACCGATTCCAATTCCAAGCAATCACAGTGGAGCATAACCAAGTGGTTACACAAAGAAACAAAATCAGGCAACTCCTTTTCTCTAAGGGGTATGTACTCGGACACGCGCAAGAGATTGAAGATTGGTACGTGAAGGACACATTAGGGAGAAAACTATGAGAGCCATTCTTGTCTCTGTTGATTATGCAGATTTGTTGGCCATAACCCTCTCGTATAATCGCCATCACTTTGGCGAAGTCATGGTAGTAACCTCTCATGCAGATAAAGACTCACAACAAGTTGCCCGAAACAACAACGCGCAAGTATACACCACCAATACGTTCTTCGACCGAGGGGCAATGTTCAACAAGTGGGCAGCCCTAGAGGAAGCGTTAGACAAATATGGTAGGCATGGGTTGATGTGTATTATGGACGCCGATGTTCTTTGGCCAAAAATAATCCCCGAAACCAATTACCTCCCAGGCTATCTCTACGGGCCTTTGAGGCGCATGAATAAAGACGTTCATTCCCCTGTTCCCGGGGAAGTAGATTGGCAGAGGTATCGACTGCACGGGAATCAAACCGAGTGGGCAGGCTACACTCAGATATTCCATGCAAAGGATGATTGTCTTGGCCATCCTCCATGGCACGAAACCAACTGGACTCATGCAGGAGGGGCAGACAGTTTCTTCCAGCGGAAGTGGGATGCCCAACACAAAATCAGAACCTCTTGGAATGTCCTCCACCTAGGATTGGCTGGACGTAATTGGTGTGGCAGAATTACACCCTACAGAGACAAGACAATTCCAGACAGCCAACAGGAGAGGGCAAGACACTTGAGGAAATTGATCGACAATCGGAGACGTACCCAAACGTTTGAAGCCGAGAAGCTGCTGCCAGAATAATTGATCTCTTCCGTGGCCCCCTCCCCCTCGCAGGTTTTCGCTCCAGCCTGTGAGATGGGGGCCACGGTTTTTGTCTCCCCAATCTTGCATCTAGTCCCCCTAAGCCTCTCGGGAGAATCCTAGGGTAGTTTGCCCTAGATAGCATCGAAGGCCCATAGAGGGGCCTTCTCAGCCCGATATGGCCCTAATCTAGGCTATTCCTCCCATCTAGCTTGCCTCCCTGCTTACCTAGCCCCGGCCGTAGCCCCTAGTCTTACCCTAGATAGCCCCACACAAGGCCGTAAAGGGGCCTACAGAAGCACGCAAGGCAGCCAGGGGAACATTACACCCCAAGCCTCTCCAGAGGCTTAGAGAGGGGCAAAACAGGAGATTTTGGGGATGGATATTAGCGCATAAAAATACCCCCTACCAGCATTGCTGCCAATAGGGGGTAATGTGTAGCTAAAGAGTAGCTTGAGGCTAGCCTCCTCGATTTGCTCTAGGTTTGGTGGTTGCGTGAGGGACAGCTCCATTGCGTGCGCGTAGGCTACGCTTGTTGCTCACCCGATGGGGCTTTGGTTCTGTTGCTTTTGGCTGCATCCAAACGTGATCATAAGGCAAAACCATTCCGGCCACTGTGATATTCTTGTCCTGCGCCATTACACTTTTCCTTGGAATATTTGGGTTTGGTTATTGCTTCGGTCTCGTCTTCGTCTGTTGATCCTTTCTTCTCTATCGAGAATATCAAGCATTATTTCACGAGGGTCTGGTAGTCCTTTGGCTTTTGCGTAGGCTACCATCTCAGAAATCGTTGGGGCAGGTGCTTCCATGATTCTCCTTTCGGTTTTCTACTAAAACAATATCAGGAGGACTAACCAAGGTATAGGACTTTGCGGGGCAACTGTCCCAACAAACATCTAACACCTTCCAGTGACTGTCACCTAATCCGTAGCCATCAACAGCTATGACGGTTCCTTCTTCCCCAACCATGAGTGGGTCAGGATCGTTGAACACTGCCATTAGTTTAACACGGTCCCCAGCTTGTACAGTCTGCATGAATCCATTCCTCAGGCTAGATCGGTTTTTCTTGCGTGAAACAAACTAGATTTGGGATACTCGCAGGAAGGGAGAGGTTGAAACCCACACCGGATACAGGCTGACTCTTTCCCCTTATCCTCTTGTTGTCTTCCGCAAGCTGGGCATTTAATCTTAGCCACTTCGTTTCTCCTCATGCTTGAGTTGGTTATCCTCTCCCACCTTGACCGCCCGTAGTACCGTTATGAGCCGAAACCCATCCCCGTATATTGCTGGCCGCCAAATAAAACAATAGCCCAATCGCCCCGCAACTGCCGTTCGGATTATTTGCGTATCAGTGGCTGCTTCGACCCGCTGGAGGAATCGTTTGCGGCCGTGCTTAGTGAGTCGGTAGTTCGTTCCGTTGATTGTCATGCAATTTCTCCTTAACATCCCACTTGAAGAGGTTTCCTTTACGGTTGAACGCTGACCTGCCACAACAAAGCACAAATCAGGGCTACCAGGATAATGATGGTCCAGTCGAGTAGCAATTTCTTCATCGGTTCTCCTTTGTTAGGACACCCAAACCAATTCCTCGATGGCCCGGGTGAGTGCGACGTATTTTAGATTCCATTCTTGCTTGATTTGCCAAGAAGATTTAGCCATCGGATGGGGCATTCCACTATTGGGAGGCATGAGGATGAAAACCCGCTTGGCTTCTAGCCCTTTCGCTTTGTGTACTGATGAGAGAAGGATTCCCCCATTCTTATCGTCGGTGAAGACAGCCTCGATTTTGGCAACGACTTCTGCCGTTTGTGTTGCCCCTTCCGTGAATGCCAGAATGCAGTCGTGACGATCTTGCAAGGCAATGGAACGTCCTTCAGAGGAGTTGCGTTTGGCTTGCTCCTTCTTCTGTTCTCGGTCTAGCCAATCTCCTAGCCAAGAGACAAGTTGAACAACCGTAGTTGACTTGCTCTTCTTGATTGTGCTTATCAAGCCTTGCCCTACGTCTCTCCCTCGGATGTTTGCCTTCTTTCCCTCCTTGATGAAATTGAAGCACTCAGAAACAAGCGGAGCGTTGACTCGACAGAGGATCATGTCCCCGTCAGCTACCAGCGTTGAGTAACCTTTGCCGGTTTCCTCGTTGGGTAGGGAAGCTTGATTGACGTTGCCTTTGCTGTTGCTTTCGTGTGCCTCAAATCCGGGTACGATCTTTTGAGCTTCCTTGACGATGGCTTTGCCACATCGGCGGGTGACTGTCAGGCGTAGGTGTAGGCAGCCTTGCGGGGTGGCATCTAGCTCATGGCGAAGCTTATCCATGCTGTCACAGTCGGCCCCAGCAAATCCGTAGATGGCTTGGCAAGGATCACCACAAAAGATAAGCCGGCGGCCTGCCCTCTTGACAAGACTTTGTTGGCAGCGGTTGAGGTCTTGGGCTTCATCTACCAGCAATAGATCGTACTGCTGAAGCGGAAGGTTAAGGATAACTGGGAGCCAAACCATATCGTTGAAATCGATCTTCCCATCTCGGGCTGCTTCCTTGCAACGCTCTAGCACGCGAGGGACAAGTGTGAGGACTTCGCTCGCATTCCCGTTGAGATCGATGTCATAGTAGGCTGCTAGATTTGTAATGGCCTCTTCTGTATTTTCTCCTTCGTCCATAAGAGCTAGATTCAATTTGCAAAGTCCAACCAGCTTTTCGGTTGCCTTGAGAACCTCAAACTTCTTTCGTCGGATTTCTCGGATATCCATTTCCATAATCTCTGCGATTATATCTGATACCCGCCATGAGGAGATTTGCACTTTGCCAAACGCCTCTCGGATAGCACGATACCCCATACTATGGATCGTCATGGCATCACAACCTTCAGGAACCCTCTCTTGGAGCTCGGTTGCAATCGCTTTGTTGAAGGCGACGAAGCAAGCCCGAGAATCTTTCGGACTCTGCCTGAGAGCATCCCAAACGGCTTGTTGTTGCGTGCTGGGTTTGATTTTAGTGGGCAAACCTCGCATGGCTTTCAATCCCTCGACCAGCGTAGTGGTCTTGCCTGTTCCAGCATAGGCTTCCACGATTACGTGCTGGGTTTTGGCGTTACGTCTCTTGAAGGACTTCCCAAGCTTAGTCTCTTTTTTGGTTTTGGATTTTTCCTTTGGTTTGGTTTTTCCCTCTAGACAATCCTGACAGACTAACAATCCCCCAGTATCCCGAGTACGGCGGGCAACGCCCCTACCGCATTGCTCACAATTCTTCATTGGTTCGCTCCTTGGAAATTAAGTGTACGGTTCATACGAGTGGTTTTCGCTTTCCCAATCAATCCTAGCCCACTCCTCGGGCTCATTGCGGACAGCATCTTCTCTCCCCAAGGTGCCTAGATGCTGTCCACAATCACAATAGTAGTCCTCCCCATCGTTTTTTCCATTCTCTCTGTGTACCTCCTCCCTGCAACTGGTGCCATCGGGCTTTGTGAAGAGGTCTCGACACCAATCCCATAACCATTCTTGTCTGCATTTTGGGCAACTAGCCATTAGAACGCTCCTTGTGTTTCTTCCCTCGCGGGAAGCCTTGGGTCTGGGGTTTGCGTGCATAACTTGTGACAG